AATTAAAAACTTCTAGAAGATCACTAAATATAATGCTTCAAGAGTGGGGCAATAGAGGTATTCACTATTGGGAAATAGGAGAATTAAATCTTGATTTAATTCAAGGACAAGCTGAATATAAATTTTATAGATCAAGTGGTGATGGAACTAGTGCTACCTCAACACCTGCAGATGTTTATGGAATATCCGATGTTCTTGAAGCACAATTAAGATCTAATAGAACACAAACTACTCAATCAGATAGTCCAATGACAAAAGTAGATAGATCTACTTATGCAGGTTTTTCAAATAAACTTTCACAAGGAACACCAAATCAATATTGGGTTCAAAGATTTATTGATCATACTAGTATTAGTGTTTACCCTACACCTGATTCAACTAATGCATCTAAAGATATGCATTTTTATTATATAAAAAGAATTCAAGATGTTGGAGATTATACAAATGCAACAGACATACCTTTTAGATTTGTACCTTGTATGACTTCAGGATTAGCTTTTTATTTAGCACAAAAATATCAACCACCATTAGTACAACAAATGAAATTGTATTATGAAGATGAATTAGCTAGAGCATTAGCAGAAGATGGTTCAGCTTCAAGTACATACATAACACCTAAAGCTTATTACCCAGGAACTTAATGTCTAAATACGCAACAGGAAAACATGCAATAGCTATTTCAGATAGATCAGGATTGCAATTTCCATATAGAGAAATGGTTAGAGAATGGAATGGTGCGTTTGTTCATGTTTCTGAATTTGAACCAAAGCAACCACAATTAGAACCAAAAGGTATTGGTGGAGATGGAGTTGCATTAAATCATGTAAGACCAGGTAGAACAGAACCTGATACAACTGTAAGAATACCTGATAATGGGTTTGAAACTTATGCTGCAAGTTCGGGTGTTATAAATGTTTTTTCACCTGGACATGGGTTAACAGATTCAACAACATATAGATTTAGAGGACCTCCAACTACTTCTGCAGGAACAGGAAGTTTTGTTTATGCTGATCCACAAAGTTTTGATGGTATAACAGGATCTAATATTGCAAAATCTGCAGGATATACAATAAGAACTGGAAAATATAAAAATGATGCAAGAGATGCTTCTAATGACTATTTAACAAATAATTTTTTCTTTTTTACAGTTGACACAAATACTGCTACAACAGGTAGTATAAAAGGAGGAGGCTACGGTTGTTCCGTTGGGCCTGTAACAATAGAAGCATGATAAATTATATTTGGAATTGGATAAAAAATATTTTTAAACCTGAAAAACAAGATCCTCATCTTACTTTGTATGAAGAAGTAAAAGGTTTTTGTGATGAACATAATAAATACAAACATCGTTGTCCTAAATGTAGAGAGTTAGCAGGAGCAGAATAATGGCAGGATTAAGTTACTCAGATTTAGTTACACAAATTAGAAACTATACAGAAACAGATTCTAACGTTTTAACTGAAGCTATTTTAGAAAATATAATTTTAAATGCTCAATACAGAATAATGAGAGATGTTCCAATTGATGCAGATAGACTACAACAATCAGGAAATTTAGTAACAGGTCAAGAAACAATTAATGCTCCAGCAGGAGCTTTGTTTATAAGAGGTATTCAAGTCTATGATTCAACATCTGCAATAACAGGACCTAACATTTGGTTAGAAAAAAAAGATATAACATATCTTCAAGAATATGTATCTTCTACTGCATCAGGTAAAAGAGGACAACCTAAGTATTATGCTATGTTTGGTGGCGGAACAGGTAATACAGATACTACATCTGGAAGAATGATGATGGCTCCGGTCCCTGATACAACTTACAAATTTAGAGTACACTATAACAAAATGCCAGCTACTTTAGCTTCAGATAATACAACTAACTATATTAGTCTAAATTTTCCAAATGGACTTTTATATTGCTGTCTATCAGAAACATATGGATTTTTAAAAGGTCCAATAGATATGTTGACATTATATGAAAATAAATATAAACAAGAGATACAAAAGTTTGCTAACGAGCAAGTTGGTAGAAGACGAAGAGATGACTATACTGATGGCGCTGTTCGTATACCGGTAAATTCAGCAAACCCATAGGAGAAAAAAATTATGGCAATAACATCGGCAATTTGTACAAGTTTTAAAGTAGAACTTTTAAAAGGAGTTCATAATTTTACAGCTACAACTGGAAACACTTTCAAAATAGCTTTATACACAAGTTCAGCTTCTTTAGGAGCTGCGACTACAGCTTATTCAGCAACAAACGAAATTACTAATTCATCTGGAACTGCATACACAGCAGGTGGAGCAACTCTAACAAGTGTTACGCCAGTCGCTTCTAGCACAACAGCAATATGTGATTTTTCAGATGTAAGTTATACTTCTGCTTCATTCACTGCAAACGGTGCAGTAATTTATAATGATTCAGCAAGTGGTGATCCGTCTTGTGCAGTCATAGCATTTGGTTCTGACAAAACTGTAACTAGCGGAACCTTTACAATTCAATTTCCTACAGCGGACGCAACAGACGCGATAATTCGTATAGCGTAAGGAGGAAGTCCTTATGGCTACATCAATTTGGGGCGGCGATGATCCCTCGGTAGCATGGAACGAAAACTCATGGCAATCTAATTTAGCAACAGTTTCATTAACAGGTGTTTCAGCAACAACTTCAGTTGGAGAAGTAAAATCTTTTCCTGAAGCAGGATGGGGTTCTGACGGTTGGAGTGAAGATGGTTGGAGTGGAACTTTTATAGTAAACTTAACAAGTGCAGGTGTTGCAACAACATCTGTTGGTTCTGTATCAGTGTCTGCAGAAATAGGTTCTGGTTGGGGCAGAGGTGAATGGAACAACAACGAAGGTTGGGGTATCCAAGGAACAGTATTACTTGAAGGTGTAGCTGCAACAACAAGTGTTGGATCATTATCACCTGCAGATGTAATGGGACTAACAGGAGTTTCTGGAACAACAAGTGTTGGATCAATTACAATGATTGGTAATGTAGTTGTAGAACCAACAGGAGTGTCTGCAACAACAAGCGTTGGATCTGTAACAACATCTGATGTTATAGGAGTAACGGGTCAAGGAATGACATCAGCTGTAGGAAGTTTAACTCCTGCAGATGTAATGGGAGTTTCAACAGCAGGAGTTGCAACAGTAAGTCTTGGTAGTGTAAGTATTTCTTCAAACCCAATTGTAATTCCTACTGGTGTTTCTGCAACAACATCTATTGGATCTGTAACAACTGCAGATGTAATGGGATTAACAGGAGTTTCTATGACAGCTTCTGTAGGTTCTGTAGAGCCACCTGTTGTTATGGGATTAACAGGAAATTCTGTAACTTCTTCAGTTGGAAACTTATTTATTCAAGCATATCAAAATATTGACACTGGATCAAATACATCGTATACAAGTGTTGCAACCGGATCAAATACAAGTTATAGTGACGTTGCATAATTAGGTGATTATATGGCATCAACATACACACCTTTAGGTATAGAACTTCAAGCAACTGGAGAAAATGCCGGAACTTGGGGAACAAAAACTAACACTAACTTATCGGTTATTGAACAAATTTCAGGGGGATACTCTGCACAAGATATAGCAGGTAGCGCAGATACAACAGCTCTTTCAGTTTCTGATGGATCAACTGGTGCTGTTTTAGCTCACAGAATGATTGAGTTCACTGGTACAATTACAGGAAATCAAGTTGTTACAATTCCATTAGATGTACAAAACTTTTATTTTTTAAGAAATTCAACATCAGGTGCATACACAGTACAATTTAAATATGCTTCTGGTTCAGGAGATTCATTTACTTTTTCAGCAACAGACAAAGGTGATCAAATTGTTTTCGCAACAGCAAACGATGGAACTAATCCTGATATAGATACACTAGCAATTGGAACTGGTATAGCAAGTGTAGCTGCAGATACTTCACCACAATTAGGTGGCGATTTAGATACTAACAGTTTTAATATAGCTTTTGATGACGCACACGGAATCAATGATGAAAATGGAAATGAACAAATTGTATTTCAAACAACTACTTCAGCAGTAAATCAATTTGATGTAACAAATGCTGCAACAGGTAATTCGCCAAGTATATCTGCAACAGGTGGCGATACAAATATTGATGTAGCGATTATTCCAAAAGGATCTGGTGAAACTAAAATTGGAACTGGTTCAGCAAACGCAACATTAACATCAAGTGGTGCACACGATTTAATTTTAGATACGAATTCTGGAACTAACTCTGGAACAATTGCAATTACAGATGGAGCTAATGGAGACATAACAATTACTCCAAATGGAACAGGAGATGTTAAAGCCGTTGCTGATACATTAACAGTTGGAGATGCTGCCGCTGCAGCAACGATATCTTCAAATGGTGCAGGAACACTTACACTAACTACAGGTGGTGCATCTGATTTAGTTTTAAACACAAACAGTGGAACCGACTCAGGTAACATAACAATTACTGATGGTTCTAACGGAAATATAACACTTACTCCAGATGGAACAGGAGATGTAGTAGCGTCGGCTGATACTTTAACAGTCGGAGATTCTGGGGCAGCAGCTACTATTAACTCTAATGGGGCTGGAACGCTTACACTAACTACAGGTGGAGCTTCGGACCTAATTTTAAACACAAATGGTGGAACTAGCGCTGGAACAGTTACTCTTACAGATGGTTCAAATGGAGATATGACTTTAGCTCCAGATGGAACTGGTAGAGTTAAAATAACTAATGCTACATCAAGCTCAACACAAATCGCAACTACCGATGGAAAAGGTCTTGTCTTTGCCATGGTTTTCGGGTATTAATATCAAAGGAGAATAAAAAATGGCAACACCGAATCTTGTAAATATAGCAACTATCACACCTAAAAATGCTATGGGCACTTTAGGGGATACTAACAGAACTACTATGATTGACGTTCCTGCAGAAACTGCAGTTAGAATAGATACAATCTTAATCGCAAACATTGATGGTACTAATGCTGCTGACGCAACAGTAGAAATTAGTAACGACAATGGATCAACTTATTATAAAATTGCAAGTACAATATCTGTACCTGCAGATTCAACTTTAGACTTAATTTCAAGACCTATCTACTTAGACGAAACAGATTTAATAGCTATAACTGCTGGCGCTGCTAGTGATTTAGCTTTCCATGTTTCTTATGTAGAAATGGTTGACTAGGAGGATAAATGCCAAGAATAATTAAATCAGCAAAAGGTACTTTCACAGCATCTACAGTTACTATTGATGGATCAGGAAGAGTTATTGCAGCTGCATCTGGATCAGGTGGAGCTAACATGCAATTAGTTAGAGCTACAAAAGGACCTGCTTCAGGTAACTTTGTTGCTAACCCTAACGCATCAAAATTTCAAGCTTACGTTTATGCGCCAGGTGGCGGCGGAGGCGGCGGAGGTGGCCGAAATTCCGGGGGATCTGGTGGAGCTGGTGGATTTGGTTTTTTTAGCGGAGATGTAACAGGTGGAACAACTTATGCATTTGCGATTCCTGCCGGAGGAACAGGTGGGGCTGGCGGCGGAGGTACGGGATCTTCTGGATCTGCTGGATCTGCATGTACTATTGCTAACTTAGTTACTACAAACGGTGGTAATGGCGGTAATGGAGGTTTTCCACAAACTGACCAACCTAACGGAAACTCTGGCACTGATGGATCAGCACCAGGAGCTGAAACGGAAAATTTTACTAGAGGATTTTTATGGGCACCAAGTGATCTTTCACCAACACCTTTAGGAAATGGTGGAAGTGGTGGACCAGGACCAGCTAATGGAACACCTCAAGCAGGAACTGTTGGAGGACCAGGAGGAATAATTCTTTACGAGAATTCACATTAATTATGGCATACGCAATTTTTAATTCAGATAATAATCTTGTACATATCGCTGCAAACGATAGTGATAGAGATGCATTAAACATAATGCAAAGTCTTTGTGTAATAAAAGATATTAGTGATTCTAATTTTACTAAACTTCAACTTAATACTGCAGGTATTACTTATGATGGAACTAATGTTACAATAACTGATTACGATGATGGTTTAACAAGAGCTGCAAATAATCTAAATCGTCAGGTGTCTGATAGTACTAAAGATAAGTTAATTAATTTTGGAGCTCAAGCAGATTTAGATAAATATCTTAAAAACATAACAGATAGATTAGGAGATTTTGTAAGAAACAATTCAAGTAATTCTATGTATACTGTATGTAATAATTATTTAACTTATTTAAATAGTTTAGACACTTCTTCTCTTAGCTATCCTTTAGGAAAAAGTTGGGAACAATATTGTACTGACAATTCTATTTCATTCGTACACCCTTTACAAATACCTTAGAATATAATATACTTTCAATAAATGTTTGAAAGAAATATAGAGTTTATCGCTCCACAAGATTATGTGGATTTAAAAGATAATTATCCAATACCTTGTAAATTACAAATACCTCAATGGTATAAAGATTTAGAACACACTCCACTAGACCTAACTATTAAAGGATGTATGCCTTTTTTAGATACTTTAACTACAGGTTATATTTTAAAAATGCCAATAGATATGTACATTGAACATAATGTACCTGATCCTCAAGGAACTTTAGCAACAGGAAAAACAGTTGGACTTAGAGGTTTGTTAGGAGATTTAGGAGATGGTTTAAATGTAAATCAACAAGCTAATCAAGACTTTCATCCACTTAAACAAGTCGGAAATAAATGTCCTTTTGGAGCAAAAAATAGTAATTTAGTAATTCATAAAATTAGAAACCCCTGGACAATAAAAACACCTCCTGGGTACTCATGTTTATTTTTACCTCCTATGAATAATGCAGACGATAGGTTTAGTATAATTCCAGGAATAGTAGATACAGATACATTTCCTACAGAAGTAAATTTTCCGTTTATTATGAATGGAGATAAGTATCCTTATCAAAAAACTACTATAAAAGAAGGCACTCCTTATGTTCAAGTAATACCTTTTAAAAAAGAAAGTTGGAAAATGAAAGTAAGGTCTAGACCAAAGAAAGAAGCTGATGCAGCTAAATGGTGGACTACAAGTAAAATAATACATGTTTATAAAACACGTTTTTGGAATAAAATATCATGGAAGTAAAAGATAACCTTGTAGATTATATTAGATTATGGGACAATATATTTCCTAAACAAACATTAACTAACTTTAGAAAAGTTTTAGATGTAACAGAAAAATTTGAAGATGCATCAATAGTAAATGGTGGAAAAGCAACAGTTGATAAAAAACATAGAGATACTTTAGTTTGGCATCCTAGTAATTTAAAAGGTTCTATTACTGAGGCACATTGGACTAATCTTTTGTCTTGGACATTTAAAAAATTATATGACAACTATTTTGAAGAAATACAAATTAATCATGCAGTAAAGATGACTGAATTACAAATTTTAAAATATGGTAATAACGGTCATTATAAATTCCATGTAGACGCTTCTACAGTCTTACATAGAACTCTTAGTTTAATTTTTTTTGTTAATGATGACTATAAAGGAGGTGCTTTAAAGTTTAAAAATATTATAACTAATAATGAGGTTGAAATTGAAAAAAAAGCTAACAGATGCATTATCTGGCCAAGTAATTTTATGTATCCACATACTGTTACACCGGTTACAGAAGGCACTAGATATTCGGTGGTATCATGGGCGTTATAGGAAAAGACTTTAAATTTAAAATAATAAAAAACTTTTTAACAAAAAGTGAAGTAAAATTATTAAATAAATATTGTGAAATAAAACATAGAACAAATTTAGGATCTCCTACTATAGAAGATGGTACTTTTGATATGGCATGTAAAAACATGGACACTCGTTTTTATGGTGATCCTATAATGGAAGCTTTATCATTAGAAAAACAAAATTTAATGGAAAAAGAAACAGGTAAAAAATTATTAGGTACTTATAGTTATTGGAGAATGTATACTAAATTTGCAGATTTAAAAACACACACTGATAGACCTGCTTGTGAGATAAGTGTAACAGTGCATATAGGAGGTGATATAGGTTGGCCTATATTTATAGATGGCAAAGAATGTGTAACTGAACCTGGTAACGCTGTTATATATTTAGGTATGGATTTAAAACATGGAAGAAAAGAATTTTTAGGAGATTGGCAAGCTCAATGTTTTATACATTATGTTGATGCTAACGGGCCCCATACAGATAATTTTATGGACCAAAGACCTTATTGGGGAATGAGGTCTTCTAAAAAAGAAGTTATAAGACTGAAAGAATAGTATGCAATTTAAACAAAAAAAAGATGGATCTTGTACAATAGAGTTCTCAGATAAAGAATTAGAAATTATAGCTAGAAAGAAACATATATATTTTACAGCAGACGCATTAAAAGATTTTGGAAATGTTTTAATGAGAATGGTTGCTGAATGGCAAGAAAATTTTTCTGATGATGTAAGATATAGACAAACTAGGTCTGATGCTAAACCTCTTGAAGGACAGGAGACAGATGACAAAGATTAGAGGTTTTCAAAAAGAAGATCTTGAAATATTAGAAATATTAATAAAAGATTCTAAAATAATTCTTACAGAAAAAGACATATTTAATTTTTTAAAAATATCTAAAAGATGGCCTTTTAGATACCCTTGGAATCAACCTTCTGTAGAAATAATAACTAACAATGAAGAATTAAATTCTGATTTATTTTTTGATGTAACTGGTTATCTAAACTTTGATAGATGGAAACAGTTTTATGATCTTGGGTTTACAACTATAATATCAAATGTGTTAGATCTAAATGAAGATTTAAGAATACTAAATGATAAGTTAACAAAAGCAACAGGGTTAAAAATAAATGGCAATTTTTACTTTTCTAAACCAGGACAAAGAGTTAGCTGGGGAGATCACACTCATACCTATGATGTTATTGCTAAACAGATCTATGGCACTTCTGATTGGGTTGTAGGTGGTAAAGAAATATTATTGAGTCCACAAGAAACTGTTATTATTCCAAAAGAAACATATCATAAAGTTACTACTATGAAACATAGTAAATTATCTTTAACTATTAATATAGAGTAATGATTGATTTTAATTTTCCTATTTTAACAAGTAAGTTTGAAAAACATAAGGAACTTAAAGATACTTTACTAACTTTAATTGAAGAACAACAATCTGGTAATTTAAAACAAGTAGATAGTTATTATACTGATTCTATTTCTAAGTTAGATTGGGATAGAAAAAGAGATGATACCAGACCTTGGACTAAAATTATTCTTAAAGACTTAATGGATCACTTTGAAACTCAAGTTAAAAGGTTGGGACTACGTGACGTAAGATTATACGATCTTTGGTTTCAACAATATAGTAAAGAAGACACTCACGGGTGGCATGTTCATGGAGAAAACTTTACAGGAGTATACTATTTGGAATTAAAAGAAGCCGCTCCTAAGACTCAAATCATAGAACCCACAACTTCTAGATTAATAACTGTTGATGCTCAAGAGGGAGATGTGGTAATTTTTCCAAGTATGTTTATACATAGAGCACCTACGGTTATTTGGCAGACAAGAAAAACAATTATATCTTTTAATTTCTCATGTGATAATGTAGATCAACAGTATCTACAGAAAATAGTAGATTTATATGGTTTATATTAACCAAAAAATATGTAATATAGGCGATTATGCTACAGAAAATAGGATTCCAACCAGGTATAAACAAACAAATTTCTGAAACTGGCGCTGAAGGTCAGTGGACAGATTGCGATAACGCTAGATTTCGTTATGGTATACCTGAAAAAATAGGTGGTTGGAAACAATTAGGAACAGACGATTTAACAGGAGCCGCTAGAGGTCTTCATCATTTTGTAAATAGTTTAGGTAGAAAGTATGCAATCATAGGAACTAATGCTATTTTATATGCCTACTCAGGAGGTGTATTTTATGACATACATCCTATCAAATCAACGACTACTCTTACAAGTGCTTTTAGTACAACTAATGGATCAGCTGTAGTCACTATAACTTTTTCTTCAGCACATAACATACAAGAAGATGATATTATTCTTTTAGATAATTTTACAACGATAACAGGGTCCAACTTTGGTGCTTCTGATTTTGATGATAAAAAATTTATGGTAACAAGCGTACCTTCTACAACAACTTTAACTATTACAATGCCTTCAAACGAATCAGGAAGTGGTGCTACTACTTCAGGCGGGATCAGAGTTCAACACTACTATCATATTGGACCAGCGGTGCAGGCAAAAG